GCTTGTATTAAAGCAGTTATTGATGGTGTTGAAATGATGATACCTAAAGATGATTTAACCAATAAAGAAAGAGCATTGGTAAAAGCGTGGGAAGATGCTGGTAATACCATAGCGGATGCGGATTAATGTATGCGCAGCCTAGCCTTTATAGTAATACTTGCCATAGTCCTGGCTTATATTGCTGAGTGCCAAGCAGCCGACTCAAATATACATTACAAAGATATGCCTGTATCCCCTCCATCTGTACCATCAGTATCCCCATCAGGTGCATACTCTGATATTTGTGTGGTTGGTGCATCAGGTGGTATCTCAGGTGGTTGGTTTGGTATCTCAGGTGGTGTTCACATAGAAGATAAAAACTGTCAACGCATTAAACTCAGTAGAGCATTGGCTCAACTAGGTATGAAGATATCGGCAACAGCTATGTTATGTCAAGATCCAAGAGTTTTTAAATCCATGATAGCAGCAGGTTCTCCCTGTCCTATCAATGGTAAGATAGGCGATGAAGCTATTGCTGAGTATAGAAAGCGTGGTATATTAGATGAGGATAACAATGTTATTAAGAACCCTACAGATAGTCCTGTTAAGTTTGATGTTGACAAACCTGTCAGCAGAGGAAACTACGGACAACCTGTTAGATAATTCTAGTTTTACAACTGATACATCTAGCTGGGAATTGTCTGATACCAATCAAAACAAAGTCAAGCGTGATCCTAATACCTATTCTGATTCTGCATCTAAGAGTGTAAGGTTTAGATATCAAGGTGGTAGCATCAGTCAAGATGTAGACATATCAAATGTTCCAGGCAATCATGTAGTCAAAGAAGTACATATGGGATATCAAAGCATTGGATGTGGTAATACAGGTAATCAATGGTGTAATGCTGGTGCAGATGATACTGTTGTCAGCACCATAACTTTATCATCTACAGATTCTTTAGAAGCAATTAGTAATACTCACGCTATACCATATGAAGATGGGTGGAGTGATTATTCTTTTAGTCAAGAAGTTCTTGGTACTTTTAATACTGATGACTTGAATGTAAACCTAAATATAATAGGCAATGATACAGGCAACAGTAGTCAATGGTATGGCCCTATCATAGATAACATCAGTCTTACTTTTACTATTGAAGAATACATAGAGCCTATTGTAGAAANAATAATAGAACCTGAGATAACTATAGGTGGTCTTGATCTATCTACAGAAGTTACCTTAGATTTAATACAAGAAGTTCAAATAGAATTGCCAGAAATAAGTATGGATATACCAGAGGTAGAACCTATTGATACAATAGAAATGCCTGATGTACCTATTGCAATGGACATAACACCTGAGCCTATACCTGATATACAGGTAGAAATGCCAGTAGATATACCAGAGATAGAACCCATACAAGAGATAGCAGAAATAGAACCAACACAACAGCCAGAAGTGGCAGAGGAAAAAAATGAAAGACGGGAAATTAAGCAAGAAACAGAAAGCAAAACTGAAACAGCTAAGGCAGGAGAGAGCAATGCAGAAAGCGACATACGAGAACCAGAGTCAGACTCAAAAGAAAAGGGGGAGACCAAAGAAAGTACAGCCGACAATAGTAAATCTAAGTCCAAAACAAAAGATAATGTTCAAGCTGATAGACCTACAAACACAGCTAAGAAAGATAATCGTAGGCCTAAAGCTACGCTTGAAGTCAATACTGCAAAGCCTAAAACTATAGAGCAACCACCATTGCCTATAGCCTATTTGCAAATACTCCAGGATAGTATTACTATCGTGGAAACAATTACTCTAGAACAGGAGCAGATATATGGAGGGGAGCAAGAGTATAACCTTAACACCAGCAGTATTACTATCGCTGGTCTTGACAATAATTCCAGCAGCAGGTGGGATAATTTACAAAATGAGCGCAAACGATTCAAAGCTCCAAAATACAGTAGACGAAGTAAAGAAGATTAATGCTAGGCTAGGTAAGATTAAGAAGGCTGATACCTCAGTCTTGTTAGATAGGATAGCAAAGTTAGAAGGGATTGTAGAAACTCAATCAACTCAGCTTACAGAAATGAAAGATGAAATCTCAGAAATTTATGACGAGATATCAGAAGTAGAAGAGAGCATGACATCCTGGAGTGAAAAAGAATTTCAAAAGCTGTATGACATTATCAATGATAATCCATTAGGGAGGTAAGATGGGTATACCAATGGAGCTACTGTCAATGGGTGCATCAACTGTACTAGGTGGCATCTTAGGTATCATGGCTCAAGCAAGTAAAGATAGAGCTGAGCAACAAAAGATGTTAATGCAAAGAGCTGACTTCCAATCTAAACAGTTTGACAAAGCTAGAAATGTAACCGATCAATTCACTAAGAACACTAGACGATACATAGCCTTGATGTGTGTGATGGCAATCATAGTATTACCTAAACTTGCACCATTCATAGATCCAAACATGGATATCTTTGTTGGCTATACCGAATCAGTAAGCAAAGGATTCTGGATATTCAGTAGCAGTACTGATATGACATTATGGAAACCATTAGGTGGACTAGTAATCACACCATTAGATACTCATGTAGTGTCTAGTATTATAGGATTATATTTTGGTGGCTCATTGGTGAGACGATAGATGAAAGATTTCTTAATAGTGTTAGCTTTATTTCTTGGAATCATATTAGTTGGCAAAGGAATTAATTCTATTCCAGGCTGTCCTGTACAGAATGACACCATAACTGACCAGCAAATAGAAGAATGGATGCCATTCGCCCAGAATTAGAACACACACCCTAATTTACACGCTCTTATTTAGCCATATAGGGCCGTTTAGATATGTCCTAACCCAATCGTATACCAAATATAACAAAGTTTCTGTATGCTTTTATTAGATATCTTCTTGTAGATTTACCAAAAAAAACCCCCTGCAAGAGGGGGAAGTTTAGGAATCGCTAGGCAATGAAAAAAATAAACTAACCTAGCGTGGTAAACTCGAGGTGTTTACACCATAATTCTATATCTTTTTTTGGTTAGCTTCAACTGACGGTTGAGATTGACATCCTTGTCTTTCTCAATATATCCTTCGTCAATCAAATGACTAACTAAACTATATGCATGGCTCTTACTTTTTATCCTACACCCTGCACATATCTCTTTGTAGGTTGGCGATGCTTTATATGCAGCAATGAAATGCTTAATAAAATAATACACATCTCTTTGTCTTGCCTTTACTTTCATACCACCATCCCTACTGTCCATAACATTATAATTATTCCTACTAACATAGATCCTCCTAGAATGGTACTTCATCACCAAAGTCATCATCATCTGCTTTAACATTACCACTAGCTTTTGGTGCTGACTTTTCCATAACCTTACAAACAGATCCAAATCTATCCATGACTACATTACCTGCTGTAACTTCCTGTCCATCTTTATTAGTGTAGGTACTATAAACTTGTTTACCTTCTATATAAAGTAAAGTACCAGCTTTACCTTTATCATCAAGCATCTTACCTACATAATCATTAAAGCATGTGATGTTATGCCAGGTTGTTTCTTCTTCATTCTTTGAAGAGATCCATTCATTAGTAGCAATACTAAACCTCCAATACTTAGTACCTGCTTTTGATTCCATAGCTTCGGCATCTCTACCTAGTCTACCTATTAAAGTTATTTTGTTATACATTATCCTATACTCCTTGTGTGATTTGATTTAATTAATTCATACTTAGTCTTAGCTTCTTGATACAGCTCAGGGTTTTCCTTCTTAGCTATAAGCATAGCTCCTTGATACTTCTTAACTGTAGTGTTGAACTCAGTATATGATTGCTCATGATTCATCTCATCAATAAACTGTTGAATAGTAGGCTCAGCAGCAATTACTTTTTTCTCTGCTGTCTTAGGTTTACTTGATGGTGCTTTATCATCTATCTCATTTTCTGAATAAACAAAGCCATGTAAGTTAGCAAGTTTCAAGATACATCTATCTACTGCTCTCTTCTCTGCCATTGCATATGGATAGGCGTTCTTGTTATTCTTAGGACTACACTCGCCATAGGATATAACTTGTCTATCTTTAATAGAGGCTACACATTTCATGCTTACAATACCTTTCTCTGCATTGGCCTCAACTACATCTAAACTATCAATGCTAACATTAAGTTTAGCTCCAATAATTTCTATGTACTTATGCAATACAACAGGTGTCCCATGACAATCCCATGTAGCTTCACTACCATTTATTTTTAACTCTTTAAATATCTTGACTGCTTCGTCAGGTATATTCATCTTACTCATATAATCTCCATGCAGTATTATCTGCTGTTGGTTCTTTGTCTTTTACCACCATATCCCAAAACTTCTCTTGCCTGTTATACAGGATATCTTGGTACTCTTTATGTGATGGGATAGCACAATACTCCCACCTTGCATTACCAAACAATACTGATAAGTAACACACATCAAGCTGTGCTAACATTAAGTAGTGTTGGATCTGCGCATAGTATCTAACCTTTACATGCTCTAACTTATTGTAATGATTAGTGTGCTTACACTCTATGATAGCTCGTTCAGTCGGACACCAGCCATCAAAGTGTGCCATACGAAACTCTTCCATAATAAATTCCATAGGATAAGTCTCGGTGTATATACCAGTTTGTTTGGTAAACCACTTAAGATTAAACTCTTCAGTCAATGTACCTATTTGTACTGGCAATACATTTGATAGGTCTGGTCCAGGCTTACGCTGAGTTTTTAACTCCCATAGTTCATGGATTGGAGCAACATTCGTTTGCATTAATGCATGTGAATCTGATCCACCCAAACCTTTATGTCGGTCTATATCTATATATTTGACTACACTCATGTTGGTATTTTATATGATGTTTGTTCTAATTGTAAAGCCCAAGCTGCTGAGTTATCAAGGTCGTGAACAAATCGTTGACACTTAGTTACTTCTTCATCAAGATAAGTAATGAACTCAGTAGGCATTGGCAATCTAGGATACTTGTAGGTTGCACATATGTGTAGAGTTACATAAGGAAATAAACCACCTGGATATTTCTTGAGTAACTCCCAATATGTTTTAAGGCCTAGCTCTTCTGGTGCTGAACAACTAAAGGTAGAGCATATAGTTTCCAGCATGACTTGTACATCTGATATCTTGCATGGTTCTAATAACTCTTTACATCTAGTTGATGCAGCAATCAACTCACTTGTCTTTACTTTTTCTTTCAAGAAATTTACTCGATACATTTGACATATCAAGGATTCGTCTACGGCGTTCTTGAACAAAGGTGGGAGATGTCTTATCATGTGGTTTATATGCTCCACTTGACTCTCTCCTAAACTCGACTGCCCTTCGTACCCAAAGTTTGAACATGCTTTCCCAGTTACTTGCTGTTCGACCTTTTGCTGTGTAGTAATCGATGAACTTTTCTTTTTCTCTGTCATAATCTACATCCTGTTGTTGTGTCCAGGCTATCACATCTTCTGATGCTTCAAACTCTGTTGGACATTCGGTTTCAAAATTTACAATGGTTA